AATATCACCATTCAATTCTACACTTGCAACAATAAATGTAACAACACCATATATTGGAATTGACAGTAGTGGTGGTGGAAGCGAAAGTTCTCCAATTCCAATAACAAGTGATATTAGATTAAACGCAATTTTTAAAATCTTAATAGAAAGGATAATTGTATTAACACAATATGTACTTCCATTAAAATTTGATAGTTCTCAAGAAAAAGATAAAGAATTAATATTATTACATGCCAAAGCAGAAGCAATTAATTTAGCTGTTTCTATATTCAATGATGATTTACGCAGTAATTTAAAAATTATTTCAAATAAATATAAATCAAATCCTAATGAATTTATTGAATATATTCAAACAAATTTACCTGAATATTATGATGGTGTTGGTAGTGGTGGTAATGATTATTTAAATATTGGAGGTACACCCATATATATTAATAAAAATGGTGATAATTATGTGGGATGTAAAATATTTAATCATAATTTAGATTTAACTGAAGTTGTGATAAACACTTCTGGTAATACTCAGACATCCACCAAACCAATTGATATATATAGGTCTGAAATTAAAAAAAATAGCTTAAAAAGAAAAATTTATGGTACTATTAATAGTGAAGAATATGTTGGATATGTAGAAGAAAATTTATTTCATATTCGTGATGGCGTTGGTAATAATAATAGAAATTCTAGTGGAGATGAAATTATAAAAACAAGATTTTGTATTGGTTATGGGCAATTTAACAATTCAGATAATTTAGAATTTATAAAAAAAGTAAGATATGAAAATATAATTAAATTTGATGAAACAAGTAAAAGATATGGTGGAAATGATTCAATACCAATTGAAAGAATGGATAATTCATTAAAACTTAAATCATTTAATGATGTAATGGATGTATGGGTAAAAACATTTGCTGCAGATAATAATGCAGAAGGAATATATAACAAAGTTTTTAAATATGATAATAATCCCAATTTTAATCCTAAAGTTAGTTCAATAATTCTTTTATCAAATTTTGGTTTTACCGCAAGTCCATTTAATGGTGCAATTCAAGGAATATATGAAACCGTTTTTAATATTCCATCAGTAGTTAATGTACCAAAATTTTTACCATTATATATTGGTGCATTAATTGATGTTGAAAAAGATGATGAAACATATAATGAATTATATGATTTTTTCTTTACTGGTGATGGTAAAAATATTAAAAGTAGCGGTATTTTACTTTTTGCTGATATTTTTGACGTAAAACAAAGATTATCAAAAAATGATAAAAAGGCATTTAAAATACTATATGATACATGGTTTAAAGATGGGAAAATTGATAGTAGTGGTAGTACTATTGGTTCATATAGTGAAATAATTGTTAATATGAATGAGATGTTTAAGGCTTATTTTGATGATATTCCAGAAGGTCTAATAAATGTTTTTGATGTTTATGCAAGAAGAAAAAGGTTTAAAGAATTATTATCATATAATGGAGATTATTATCCAAGAACACTTGGTCAATTAATGACAGATAATTATATTTTAAATTATAGTGAATTAACATTTAATTATAATGATTTGTCAAAAGAAACATATACTCCCTTCAATATAATGGATAGAACTCTATTAAATAGAATGATTACTCAATTCTTTAGTAAATTAAATACTGAAATTCCAAAAGTTGAAGAAAGAGATACTGAAACAAGAGAAAATTTTGATGAATTATCATCAGATGAAGATATTGTTACACAAACATATTATTCATTTAAAAACATTAATGATAAATGGTTGGTTGAAACTCAAAATAGCGGTTATCCGTTTATTACTGGCGGTAAAAAATTAATTGATTTATTTGCTTTTGTTGATAGAGGTATGAATCCAGTTGGTGATACAATAATTAATCCAGAAGCAATTATAGAATTAGTTGAAGATACTGATGCAAGTGTATTTACAGTCTTATCAACGCTATTATCAAACAATGGGTTTGAATTTTTTCCATTACAAAATTTTATGTCTATTGATTTTGATAAAACTAGAGAAACTGATGAATGGACGGAATCATTTAAAATCAACACATCTGGAAGTGCAAAAATACAAGACAATCCGTTTTTTGTTTGCATGTATATTGGGGGGTTTTCTCGAATGATTAGTGGTATTGAAAGATTTGGTAATTTCAAAGATGATGGTATTATGGATTTAAGTAATACTGATAGTGGATATTTTTCCACAAACGAATGTTCACCACAAACAGATAGAGACAGACAAGTAGAATTAAACCAAAGTTTTCCTTGGGGTCAAGTACGTGCATTTAGAGTTAGATTTGGAGAACAAAATCAATCAATGTTTAAAGATATTAAAATTAATAGTAAAGAATTCCCAGAGACAAATGAATCAATTCAAATTCTTTCAAGACTTGCTGGTGATAATAGAGCAAATGCACCAATACCCAAAGGACAAAATTTATATAATTTATATGAAAATAGGGCGTACAGTGCAACAATTACTGGTCTAGGTAACGCAATGATTCAACCAACGCAATATTTTCAATTAGAAAATGTACCATTATATAATGGTGCTTATTTAATTTTAAATGTTGAACATGTTATTGAACCAAATAAAATGACAACAACTTTTAGCGGCACAAAAATTCTTAAATATCCAATCCCAAGAGTAACTAATCCAGCAGCAATTTTTGGTTTCGATGGTGGTGATACTAATTTGACAAATTCAAACATGGCATCAAATGATGGTATTATTGGTATTGGTTCATCTGGTAATCCAGATACTGCAAAATATAACTCAATGTATACACAACAAATTTTAGAATAATATGGCAAATAAAATTAGACTAACATTAACACCAGAAGGTGAAGATTTTATTAGACATGTTTGTACAACAACTAATCAAAATAATAGACTATTAAAAGGAAAAGCATCTGATAATGTTGGTGGAAATTCCCCATTAAATAACACAAACCCAGCAGTAACACCTGATTATGTATGGGAATGTAAAATAAAAAACCCTAAAAATCCAAGTAGATATATAACTACTGGTGCTGAATTAGCAGACGCATTAATTTTATGGTTTAATGAATTAGGTAATAGACACAGAGTAGACCCTAATATTATGGCAGCACAAGCATATGCAGAGTCAAAATACCAAATATGGTCATATAGTAATGCAGCAATGGGAATTAGTCAATTTACATTAGCAACAATATTTACAGTATTAGTAAATAACTTTGGTAAAACATTAGATAGTGAAGATATTAATAATCGTAATTTAATTACAAGTGGTTTAACAAATCCATTAAATCCAGAATCATATAAAGTTTCAACAGATATTGGAAAAACAAATAAACGAATTATTCATCAAAATATTTGTAATAATCCACGTGTAATGTTAGAAGCACAATTTAAATATATGCGTAATATTGCAGAAAGAAGTGAAAATCTTGCAAGCATTGCTTTATTTGGATATAGTAGAGGACCTGCCTATGCATTAAAAACATATAGTGCATCAATTCAAAAAGCAATGAATGCTGAAAAGGATGATTATTATGAAGAAGGTACTAATTATGTTTTAGAAATATTTACAATTTTAGGAGATAAAAACAATAAAATATTATTCAAAGGAATAAAATTAAAACCAAGCGGTAAATATTTTGGTTACGACCATCTTTTTAATTATACTGATTCAAGAGGACAAGAAATTAATCAACTACTTTGGAAAAATACAAATTTTAGTGTTTTTGATGCAAATATTGAAGAATCAAAATTATTAGGAATTGAAAATGGGTTTGAATCAAATATTGTTGTAAATAAATTAATGCAAAATCCAAATTATAAAATTATTAGTTATCCCGAAAATAGATATTTTAGGTCACCAATGGTTGAAAAAACTCAAATTGTTTTACATCATACGATTAGTGGTGAAGACCCTACTGGAAATATTAATCATTGGTATGACTGGTATCAAAAAAGTGGTGAAAAAGTATCAGTACCATTTATTATTAATAGAAGAGGAAGTATATATCAATTATATTTAACTACTTATTGGGGACAACATCTTGGTGTTGATAAACCATATAATGGCCGAGCATTACATGAACGCAGCATTGGTATTGAATTATCTTCTTGGGGTGGATTAACAAAAAAAAATGGTCAATGGTATAATACACGTAATAATTTAATTCCACAAGAAAATGTTGTAGAATATCCAAACGGATTTCATGGATTTTATGCATTTGAAAAATACACAGAAAAACAAATTAAATCATTAGAAGATGTATTATTAGCAATAAAATTAGGTCATCCCGAAATTAACTATACTTTTAATGAAAATATGTTTGGTGTATATAATACTGAAACAAAACAATATGATTTAAGTGTGGATGCATTAACTGGTCAAAACGGTATTTGGTCACATACTGCATATAGATTAGTCAAAAGTGACATACATCCACAAAAAGAGATAATTGATATGTTAAAAGGGTTAGTAACAAAAGTACCAACAGCATAAAAAAAAACCCCGAAATTCGGGGTTTTTTGTTGGTTAAATTATTTCTCGTTTCAATTCATGCAATCCAATTATATCATCAATAATTTTATCTGAAAATTCTTTTGATTTTGTGTTGTAATTCATTTCATTAATCTTAGTAATTGCTTTCTCAATTCCTTCTTGTACATTTTCGTTTTTTAATTTTTCCAATACTTCTAATACTTCATTTTTATAACTTTCAAGTAATTGATATTTTTCATCATCTGTAGATTTAACCAACGTTTTTAATAAATTTTTGTCATTTTCATCTAATGAATTATATTTTTCATTAAATTTATTAACAGCAATTTCAAGAATTTCTTCGTTAACTAATTCAGCTTCATTAATAATATTTTGATTTTTAGGTTTTTTAATGTGATTTAACACATAAGTAAAGGATTCGTGTATTTTATCAACATCAATTTTATCATAATCACTTATTGATTCACGAATTAATTCATCAATTGCTTGATATAATCTTACTTTGGAATTATCACTTGGAATTTCACTCTCATTAATAAACTTATTCAGTTTTTTACGTTCATTTAGTATTTCTTTTAAAGTATAAACTTCAAATAATTTAATGTTATTATCAATATAGCGTGTAGCAATTAATTCGTTTTCAATATGTTTGTTTTCGATGTTATCAAACACCTTAAATTCCAATTGAAGAATTGGTGATGCTTTTACTACATTAATAAATTCATTTAATAGTGATTTTGATTCATTTAATACATCACTATTAAAATATGACTCTCTTATTTGGTTTGAGAGTATTAAATTAACTATCCCTATATTAATGTTTTCCATGTGATTTAGTCCAATTTATTATAAATACTACAATTTATTATAAATGTTTATTTTATGCTTATTTTCTTATTAGTGAATTAATCTAATCAATGTTGATATCTTCAAAATCTTCTAAATCAACGTCTTCACCATTATCTGTATATTTATTGGTGTTAAATGATTCGGTCATTTTTAATAATTCATCGATTTCATTAACCATATCTTGTGCCGTTTTATTTAAATTACTATTTTTATCACTATTTTCATTTATTAATTCTTTACGTTTTGATTTCTTTTTTTGTTTTGAAGTTCCTGTTTCCGAATCACCCATAACCATTTTTTCAAGATGTGAATTATATTCATCATCGGTCATTTTTTTTCTTTCCATCATTGGTGCAGCACCACCCCCTGCTGGTGGCATTCCACCAGCACCTCCCGTTGGGGGTGCTCCACCTGTTGGTGGTTCTGGGATTTCCATACCACCACTAGCTGGGGGTGCTCCACCTTCAGGTGGCATTTCACCTTCTTGTCCCTTTTGTCCTTCAGGTGGTGCAGCCATTTCATCTTCAGGTGCACCATATTTCTTATCAATATCTGCAAATAATCCAGTTTTCTTAATTGTAACAGGTGAATCAACCAATTCTTGCATAACAACTTTTTCCATTTTTTGTTGTTTTAAATCATCAACAATTTCTCTTTCAGTCCAATTAAATACTAGTTTTTTTGCATTTGTATGAGACATAGCAGCAATACCATTTTCACCACGTGTTAATTCAGTATATGTTTGTGCTTTTTCACGCATTAATTCAGACTTTAACAATTCTTGTTGTACTGACGGATTAGTAAGTGTTAAAGTAAAATCGGTTAAATCTTCACCAGTATATCCCAAAAGATATAAATGAATCATTGCCATTTTATTCAATTCTTGAATTAATGCTTGTTGTATGCGATTTACTTTTTTAGCGAAACGAATATCATATTGTGCAAAGTTTTTTCCACCACCAGCAGCATCTTGAAAACTTAAAAATGGTTTGGGAACACCTAAACCAACAAATAAGTTATCACGTAAATATTCAATATCTTGAATTTGATTTAGATTAGATGCTCCCGGCAGAGTATCAATACCTGTTTGTACATTAGCATTACGTACTGGTAAAAAATAATCCTCATCATTTCCTAAAATATTAAAACGATAATCAATTTGCCCATCATTAGGTGCAACAGAAGTTAATTTTTTGAATTTTGTTGCAACTTTATAAATATAATCTTCAATATCATCTTCATCAATATTGCCCACATCAATTTTAAATACTTTTTTCTCACCAGCCCTGATAATACGATAAGTAAGCATTGCATCTTCTGCCATTACTAATTGCCTAAAAACTCTACGTATTTTATTTAATATTGAAGAACCATAGGGCAAATATTTATCATCACCTAAAAGTCTAAAGTGTGCAATTTCAAACACATTAAATTCATCACCAGTCATTCTTTCTTTAAACTTAACAATTGGTTTTCCGTCTTGAACACGTTCAACTCTTTCAATTTCGTAATTTACTAATTGTTTTACGTGACTAATACCCCTTTTTCTTTCACCATATAATAATACAAAATTATCTCCATATTTTACAAGATTACGAGTCCAAAATGGAAGATTAACATTTACATTAACAATATCATAAAAAAACTCTTCTAATAAATATTTTATTCTTTCTTTATTAGAATAAATATTTAACATTTTACCATTTACTCCAATTGTTGTACATTCTTCCATAAATAAATCTAATGCACTACTAATAATTGGATAATACTCCATTCCTTCATAATCAATATATGCGGGTAATCTGGCTGCTTCATATTGCAAGGCTTTTTGAAAACCTCTATCTGTGGTTCTAAAAAATTTACTTTGTAATTCCCTTTTTTGTTCTAATTCTAATCCTTTACGATGAATCTCTTCAGGGGAAGTACCTTTAATTACAATTTTTTCTTGTTTTTGCGGAATAGCACTTGATGCTTGTTGGTCTTCGAAACCAAACCCATCAAGATTTAGCATCTTATTAAGTTGTTGGTATATTGTACCTTTCTTTTCGTCAGCCATTTTATAGTTTTTTATACTTTTTTATAAATACGTAAATTTTTTGTAAAAGCATTGTTTACAATATAAATAGTTTAAAATTTAATAAAAAAATGTTACTTATTTTGGTTTTATTCCCTGAAATAACCATGAATGTGCAACATATGGATTTAATGGATTTGAACTACTTGGTGAAATTAATGGTTTGTTTTTAATTCCTTCATTCATTTCACGTTCTTTAATATCGTTATTTGTTATCATTGCATTTAATATTTTTTCACTAAGGCTCTTACTTACTTTAAATCTTGCCATATCATAATTAAGAACATATAACCCCACTGCCAATCCCATAATAGAGTCATCATGAAATGTTCTTTTATGGTCAGCAACTCTATTACCAGCTACTGTAACAAAAGTTTTTAATTCTGATAATAATCTCGAAGACCTTATAATAACATCTTCCAAATGTATTGCTCTTTGCATTTCAAGTAATACGGATGCACGATTATTTCCAATAAAGAAACCCGGAATTAAATCTACAGTAATAACAGTACCATCTGACATGGTTTTTTGACCTTTTTTAATATAACCCTGTAATCTGTCTCTGGATGGTTTATGAGTTACTTCAGCATAATGTATTCCTTCTTCTGGATAACCAAACTCCAATAATTTTTCAACTGTTTGAACACCATATCCACCTGTAATATCAACAACAGTATATGCAGTATTATATGCCTTACCAAATTGATAAGCAACTTCTGCTAATTGTTGTGGTGTTAATTTACCATAATATTCAGCAACTTGTTCTACTTTAAATCTCCTAATTTTAGCTTTTTTGGTTTTTCCGTTTTTGGTTATGATTTTTTCTTCAATAATTTGTTTTATTTTTAATATGTTAATTGTTGAATTATCTTCACCATGTCCGGGAGATGCATCGATTGCTTGAACATATTCTTCACCTATTTCGGGGTCTTCCCAAATCCACATATTTAAATCTGTATATTCTTGACGAATTGGAACTTTAATTTCATTTTCTTCAATTCGTTTTAAATATTGTTCAGCAATAAAGTTATCACCACTACCAAGAAAAGAACAAAGTAATTCTTGTGCGATTTTACGCATATCACCGTTGGCATTCATGATTTGCTCTTCAAACCAAGGACTACTTGCCTCCCAACCATCATCCATTAATTGAATTCTTCGCTTAATATCCCAATTTTCATCAATTAAACGAATTTCGTTTGTTTTACCTTTGTTTTTCAACCATACCAAATCTTTATTATAACGTGGGTCATTAAACCACCATAATTCAACTGCTTTAAATGTACTTTTACCTTTACGAGCACTATCAAAAGTTTTATAAAATACAGGGTCTAATCCTGAAGGTGTACTTACCATTATTGCAGCACCACCAGTTTGAAGTGTTGGTTGTGCTGATGTCCAAAACTTATCACCTTTTTCAGTCCAAGCAGTTTCATCCCAAAATATTAATGTTGGTGTCATACCACGCAAACCTTTAGAAGAAAAAGCACCTAATCTTGAACCATTATCATATAATTTAAGTTTTTGTGTATCTTTTAATTGTGTTTCTGTTTCTCTACCAGTTTTAGGTCTTAACCAAGAAGGACATCCATTAATAAATTCAACAACATCAGACATTAATTCATCTCTTGCTGTTTCTAATTTATCTGCAACAATCGCAACTTGACGATTTCGATTAAACATAACATACCATGAAATATATGCACAGGTTGTCGTTGAAATACCAGCCTGACGATATTTGTTTGCAACAACAAAACGATTATCTAAATATGTTTGAATTAAATCCTTTTGATAATCAAACAATTTAAATCTAACAATTTCACCTGCTTCACCTTGAGTTTGGTCAAAAATAGTTAAATATGTTTCAATAAAATATATTGGATTTGATGCACATTTTACAAATTCAAGTTCTCTTTCAGCATATGTTAATTCCGATGCTTTTTTCACACCACTATCAGTAATAATAATGGGTTCAATATTACCAGTTTTTTTACGAATTTCTTCCGCTAATTTTCTAGCTTCTTGTTTCCCTTTTTCCCTATCTAAATCAATTGGAACTATTGGAATATGGTCGGGATGCACTTCTTTTGGTAGAGCAATTTCTGGATTTACTTTTTTTTCTGCCATGATTAATCAAATTTAATCGATGCGGTTTCTACAAAATCGTTGTTTTTTAAAACAAATTTTCTTTCAGATAATAATTCTTCTACTTGTTTTAATGACATTCCATAATGAAAAACAAGTAATGGTAAATCATCATCATCTTCTTCAAACATCTGCTCATATCCCATTGTACCATCAGGAATTTTTTCTACTTCATATGCTAATGCATGTATTGTATGATACCCATGCATATATTCTCTATCAACAGCCTCATGTAAGCAAAATAAATCAAAACTACTTGTTTTTAAATTAAAAATAGCGTCAACGTATTCTTCATCAGGTGGCATTGCATTATCACAAGCTGGTGATATATCCCAGCACCAACCCTCAATATCTATGTTAGTAATGTCTTTTGAAAAAATAAATTCATATAATCCATCACCTTTTGAATTATATCCGATTTTGTGAACAAAAATTAATCTTAAATTATTCGCATCGATACTCATAATATTAGTATATTTTTATATAAATACTAATATATGTAAAATAAAAAACCCCACAATTTGTGGGGTTTAAACATTATAAGCATTTGAATTATAGGTTCATTAACTTATTTAAGTGATGTGTGTTTAATTTTACCATCACTATCAACAAGTTTCCAGTCAACATTATTTTCTTTACACCAATTAATGTAAGCATGATATTCGGGGTCTAAAGTACTGTCAAATGTTTCTGCATATTTTTCTTTTCCATTTGGAAATATTTTGTAAAATTTGTATCTACTATTTTCATTCAACTTAACTTTTTTTTTACCACAGTTTCATATAATTTGAACTGTTTATCAATCAAAGAATCGAGTTTTTTTAATGATTCTGATTTTGCGGATTCATTAATTTTTGCTTTTCTTAATCCCATCTTTTCTTCTAAACGAGCACGAACATATTTTCTTACTTTTTGTTCGCTTTCGCTAATACCTTTATCCTTATTTAATGATTTTTTTAATTCATCAGAATATTTTTTTGCTTCATCATGAGTATTAAATCCTTTATAGTTTGGATGTACCTTACCTGTTGTTACAGTACCATCAATTAAATCAACATAGTAATTAAATTTACGTTTTTGTTCGGCTTCATTTACAGCAACACCCAATGATTGTTCTTGTGCAAATTCTGGTTGAACTTCAACTTTTGCTGCATCATCAAGACCTTCTCTTTGAACATTATTCATAGCACCAATTCTACTAAAATCAACCTTACCACTTCTAATCATTTGATTAACAGCACCTTGAAGCAATCTATTAATATCAACTTTTTGTTGCCCTGCTTTTTCTAATCTGTTATTAAGGTTATTTAATACTTGCATCATTTCATTAGCGTGTTGTTCTGCTTTTTTAATTTCACCAGAAACTTCACCTTGATGATATGATTTTTTTACTTCATTACCGTAATTTTTTAAATCACCCCAAACCTTCTTTCCAGCACCCTTAATTCCACCCCAAAGTTCATTAATTTTTTCAATTCTTTGGTCACCATCCATTTCATTCATTTCGGGTTGAAAATTTGTAAGGTCTTCATCGTCAAAACCATATTCTTCTTTAAGCATATCACATGCTTCATTAGTTAAATGTGTTTTAACCGAATCAAAATCTCCTTCATTCATTCCATCTTTATGTGCATTAATATATCCAGCAGCAAGATTAGCAAC